AGTGAGGAGAAAGCACGGAGCATGAAGAACTTGTTGGTCTTGTCCGTAATCTCCTTGAGCGTTGGCTCATCTGTCCTGCGCCCTGCGTTGTAGTTGTATGCCTCGTAGCGGAGCATCTGGTTGAAGGTACGGACATAGAGTTCGTCCTGGCTCCACATTGAGCGCAAACGGCGCAGCGCTGCTGGTGCAAACAAGTCTGTTGCAGTCTGTGGCATACCAGCGGGGAAGAACGGTCTAAACGCTTCCTCAAGTTCTGGTCTATTACGCAGCACCAAGTATGTTGGAAGCACCGCGTATGGACCGAAACCTGGGTTTCCTGGCTGACCTTGGGTAATAACATCCAAGGATGACAGCGGGATGTTGACCGTCTTGAACGCATTGTTGGCAATCTCGCGCCACTGCTTAGGCAAAGAGTCAATAAACCCTTGAGGTACCTGTACGACAAGATTCGCATAGGTTCCGCCAGCCAATTTCTTGGCATCCGTAATGCGATTGCCGTCTTGGTCAATAACGGTCTGACCATTGACAATCTGGGCAATCGTCCGAGCAGCCGATGTGACAGCCTGTGGGTTCTCAGCAACGATACCTGACCATCGCTTGATGGTGTTTTCGTAGGCTGCGTAGAACGGGAACATCAACTGCATAACCTGGCTTGATGAAGCACGGGTCCTGCGTACGATGGTAAACAGTGTCTGCTCGACTTGCCTGCGGGCATCAATGCGGGCACCACGCACAGCGTTGTTTATTTCATCTGCCGTAAGTCGGTCTGCTCCTTTTGTTGCAGCCAGATTCTCTATGTTTATACGAATTTGTCTATTGTAAACAGAGATAGCCAACGGGTGACGAGCAAAGACATCTTCTGGCAGTGAGCCAAGGAAGCGCATAACGCGCCTATTGAATGTGTCAATCAAACGCTCTTGGTCGCGGTATTCCTTGCTAGTTGTTACAAGCAGTCCGTTGATGTCTGGCAGATTCTCTGGGTTGACACCAAAGCGATTTTGCAGATATTCCTGCAACATAGCACCGGAGGCAACTCGGTCATCTGGAAGAGCAGTGCTAAAGAACAGCGCCGTTTCCTCATCTGGAATATACAACTTTACAGCGCCACGGGTAATGTTGATTTTCTCTAGCAAATCTTCGTTGAGTTCTCCACCACGGAGTGCGGTCAAACCAAAGGCTTGGCGCGGTGTGGTGTAGGTGTCATTGGCGTAAAGCCGACCATCTTTGCTTCTGGTAAGCCAGTTGAGAATGTCTTGGTCTGTTTCACCATCAAGAACCCTGCGAACAATCGGGTCCATAACCCCTGTTTCTGGGTCACGGAAATGAAGGTTGATGACATTGGACCAAGCCTCAAAATAGCGTGGGTCATTGGACTTGACAAGGCTCACTGTCCTCGCACCAATGCCAGCGCTGAAAGCCATCTCCTGACTTCCGACCATAGAGTTCCATGTATCTTCTCCGGAAGTACGACCCATAAACCAGGTGGCATCTTGGAACACTTCTGGGACTTCGTACTTCTGACCCATGGCTTCGATTTCCATGTACCCAAAGCCAGCGCGTTGCTTGATTGCCTTCGACTCTGCTCGGATAACTGCAGCCCCAAGACGAGCAGCAACATCATCCATAGAAGCATGTGTCATCGTAAAGAGCCGTGCAAGATTCTCGGCAGCATCCTCAATGCCGTTGTTCAGCATCGAGTCAATGTTCTCTTTTGTGTAGTAAGGAGAGATAGGGCGCTCAGTAAGCCTTGCTGCCTTGCGAGCAGTGGTGCGAGCCAAACGACGCTCTTTGGCTGTAGCAAGGGGTTGTTCCATAATTGGCAAGTCCTCGGCTACCTCAACGGCAGCACGCTCCTGCATAGCCTTTATGGAGTTATCAACGGCACGCTTTCTACCTTTGGTAGATACTGCCTCTGGTAGCACAATGTAAGACAAACCATTAGCCCGAGCATCATCTGGCACCGCAACATAAGAAAGATTATTCTTTCGCATGTAGTCATAGATTGGGTCTGATTGGTTCTCCCAACCTTTCTTTTTGACCCATTCCTTGAACACGCCTACTTTGCCACCGAATAAAGACTTGACCTCATTATCCATGGCACGCCATGAATCGGTAACCTTGGCAAGTCTTACGCCAGTTTCTGCACCTTCGCTCCATCGAACAAGGTCAAGACCCTCGCCGTAAACACGGACTGGAGTAACGCTGCCTTTTCCACCCTGAACCCTGAATACCGAGCGAGCAAAAATCTCTGGTTCTATTTTGAGGGCTTCTTCTTCGGCAAGCCGAATTTGATTCCAAGTAAGCGATTCGACTTTTCTCCACCCACGAGGGGTACGCATCTCAACAACTCTGCCAGCATTTCTGGCAGCAATCATGTCGGTGAGTAAATCGTCTGCTGCTTTCTTTACTCGTTCGCTTACTGCTCCAGCGCCTCTGCCAGCGCTTCTAGCCAGTTCTGCTTCTCTTGCTCGGACATTTGATAATAGTTCTTCGGGACTTGTACGAACAACCGTTCCTTCGCCGAGGATTTGGTCTGGGTCGAGGTCTGCGCCTTCTTTTGCTGCTTTGCCACCTGTACCACCTGTCTCAATCTCTTTTCCGTTTTTGACATCCCAGACAGCCATCTGGTCCCGAAACTCGGGGCTACCAAGTCTAACAGCAGCCTGCTCTGATGCAACATTATCGGCAAAGTCCAAATAGATTTGTTTGTCTTTTTTGTTGAACCATCCACCAAAGAACAGATTTGGATTCTGTCTAAACATTTCGGCATTGTCATCAAGAAACTTGCGAATTGTGGATGCAATTTCCTTGCGGTTTTTTGCCGGAAGTACAACACCACCGGAAGCACGACCAACCATATAGCCCTGGGTGGGCGAATCAAAGGTCACGCCACGGACAGAAAAACCACCCTTTTGGGCACGCTGAGCAAGTTCTTGCTCTATTGGCGGAGGCGGAGCCAACTCTGGAAAACGAACCTCTGGTTTCATGCCAAGGCGACCAGGGCGAGTTCCTGTTGCTGTCTCTAGGTAATTCTCAGCGGAGTGGAAAGTAAATCCATCAGCATACTTTTTGGCTGTGTTAGGCGAAGCGGATGCAACAAGGGCACGAGCCTCATCAAGTTGAAAGGCAGCCTCTGGGCTACCGTGATAAAGCGTGATGGAGTTGAGGTCCTCAATAACCCCACGAAGAACTCGTAGTTCCCGTGGAATGACGAGGGCTGCTGCCTCTTCACGCCCAATGATGTTGCCCTTGGCTGCTTCTTCTTCAATCCGCCGTGTAACAGCGCTTGAGAAGTCAGCCTCTAAATCTCTAATACGGTCATCAACAGCCTTGACAAGTTGCTTACGGCTCATGTCGATAGAGCGCAACTTATCTGCTTCGACCTGGAAAGCATATTGGAGCGTGCCGACATCATCAGCACGACCAGTTAGTACCTTGAGGTTATCAACAAGACGGCTAAATCCGATTTGACGATTCTTGAAGAAACGCTTGACACCATCTGCACCACCTGCTGCAACCATCGCTGGAAGAGCAAAGCCCTTAGCAAGCATGGAAAGTTGAGCCTCAGTAATGTTACGAACGGTATAACCAAGGCGCATAAGCACCGAAGTCTTGAAGATGTCGTTGATGGTGCCGAGGGCAGATAGACCCTTTTGAGTGCGGAGAGCAATATCCTCGACAGCAAGACCGTCAAGAAGTCCTGGAAGCACGGACTCATGGGAGTCAATCGCGTACTTGAGTTTTCTCAAATCTGCGATAATGACGAAGTTTGCAGACTCCCTTTGGAGCACCGGAGCCTTAGCGTGAACAACCTGACCATTCTCAAGGTATGAGACGAATCCTTGGTCACGGTGTTGCTTGATACGCGATGCTCTACGGTAATCAAAGATTGCGTACAATGTTTCTATTTGGTCTTGAGCATAGCGAGGGAAGAGGGTTGCAAGCGCTGCACGCTCAGCCTGCGTAATGATGTTTAGGCGCTCGCCGTTGCTAACTGCGCTGAGGTATCTATCTGCAAATCCTGCAGCCTGTGTACCAAATGCGCCTTTAGAAAGTTCATTAGCCTCGCGAAGAAATGCGTTGAACTCGATGTAGGAATCACCATCATGAAGGTTGAAAACACCGCTTGGCAATTCCTTGGTTAGGAAGTTGACAACCTTGATTATTGGATGAAGGCTGGTCTTTTGGAATACAACACTATCAGCCTCAGCAAATACACCTTGTGCCTTAGCACGAGACTTTTGGGCTAACTTGCCTTCCCACGGTCCACGGCTAAACCCATACTTCAACTGACCACCAGTTTGGGTTTCTGCTAAAAGGTTAGCAAATCGCTCATCGTAAGCATCGCTTGTCTCGTCGGTAAGTTTTGCGATGTAATCACTCGTTGCCCTGTTGTATTCAGGGGAGGAAATCAAATCTCCGTCAGTCTTGCCCTCGAGGTATTGACGGTGAGGATGTGGAACATCCGTCATCTGGTCAATAACAATGGCTGATTCTGGGTCTTTCGATGCGACCTTAGCCATAGCCTGAGTGTCTTTGTACATGACAGCCCTGAATGTATCTACGACTTCTTCTTCGGTGCCTGCTCGACCAAAAAGATACGCCATGGCATCTGGGTTGGTAACCCTCTTCTTACGCCAGTACTCATATTGCTCACGAGCATTACTGCCAGCAAGGAACTGAATATCAGTAACACCCTCGCCTTTACCCTCAAGAGCCTTGGTAAGAATGTTATCCATACGCTCTTCCGTCATGGCAAACTTGCCAAAGACGGCGCGTGCTGTTCTTCCCTGAATCTGGTCCAGCATTGGAGCCTTGGCTGCAATAACAGCACCCTTGCCCAAGAAGCCAGTAAATGTCAATGGGTCAATCAGGGTTGATGCAACAATGTCTTGCACGCCAGAGAGAAACTTTCCTGTGTACTGCTCCTTGAAAGCCAACTCTCTATCTGCTGGATTGAATACATCAAAGCCAGCCGAGAGGAATCTAAAGTTGTTGTCGGTCCACTCTTGGAACCAACCACTCTGGTCACCAGCGTTTTTGCCTTGACCAAGTGCTGAAAGTGTTGCTTGACCCAGGGAAATGTTTTCTTTTTCACGCTCTACACGCATTGTGTAGTCGGAGTATGACTCACCTGAGTTCTTGAACTTGTTGTACATGAAGGGTTGTTCAAGGATTGTTTCAACACCTTCACGGCGCACTTTACCGCCGAGTTCGTAAGAAGCCTCGCCAACAGCAAGCAACCCACCAACCGCAGCGCGAACTGGAGTTGTGGTTACCTTGACGGTGTTCTTGACAAAGTTGATACCGTCCACATACCACGGGTCATCATTACTACCCGAAGTTGCAATATCCTTGAATAGACCAGGCAAGCCAGTAAAGTCCAATGTGGACTTAGCCATCTTGCCAAGATTATCAACCCAACTCACGCGGTACCTTCAACCTGGCTACGGATATAACGATACCAGTTTCTAAATGCGTTAGATGCTTGTGGCATCTCAGCAATCTTTGCGTAGAAAGGAAGATATGCAGCAAGTTGTGCAACATCTTGGTCGTTCTGCGCTCGCAACATAGCAGGAGCAGCCATGACTTCTTCACCAGCGTTAGGTCCAAGCATGCCACCAGTATCAACGCCCTCGTCTGGATACTGAGTAGGCGCATCAAGCGGAACAATGCCGTTTAGTGGCATGCGAGGGGCTGGTCGCTCTGCCATAGGTGCTTGCGCTTGAGGCTTGTTTGCAGGGTTTCTGCCAGCCATAGGCGCTGAAGTTTGTACATCATAGAAATCTTGTGCGTTGTCAATGCCTGCTGCATACCGAGCAGGTTGCCCATTTGTTCCAGCACCGCCTGTTGCTGATACTTGAAAGTTTCTTTCGCGTGGCTCCGCCATAATTACCTTCCGCTATAAGAGCGCTAATTTTGTTGAGCAGTTTACGGACATGCTCAGGTCACGCAATTACTTCTTCTTGCTTCCGCGTGTACCTCGTGGTGCTGCAGTCTGATAGACCTTGCCACCCTTAGACGATGCCTTCTTTGCCAACATAGGCTTCTGTACATTTGGCTTTCCTGCTGAACCTTGGTTCGCTGGCTTCTTGCTATAACCCTTTGCCATCTTTGATTTCTTCATGTTCACCTCCCCTATGCTGGTAGTCGTCTGATGAGCGATGCCTGTAGATTCGGCTCGCCCCGTTGAGTCAAACTTGCTAAAAGAGATTGAACATCTGGTCGTCCGCCTGGAGCAATCTGTCCTGGCGCAACACCGACCATTCGACCCGTGGCGCTAAGTCCTTCGGGAAGCCCCTCACCTGGCATACCTTCACCTGGCAGCCCTCCCATTTCGGGACTTACATTCTCAGGGGTCATAGCGCCAGGTGGGGGAGTCTGTGGCTTGAACGCATCTGAAACTGCAACCTCAATCGAGGTCCCCTTCTGTCGCTCATTGATGACATACGACAACTTGTAGAGGATGTCTGATGGGTCTTGTCCCTGTGATGCAAGCGCTGGAATGGCTTGTGCGTAAGAAGCAATTGCTTGCTTCATCGCATCACGCAATTCCTCGGTATCAACCTTCTCTTCTTCTTGAGTTGCGTTGAAGGAGAATGGCATCTGACGGCGGAGGAAGTCGCGGGAAATCAACTTGTCACCGCGAGCCTGAAGTCCGAACACCAACGCACGGTTGGGGTCAAGTCCTGCCATCAATCCGTACTGAACATCAACGGTGTAGTCACCATCAATGTCGCGCTTTGGCTTGTACTTGATGTTGTATGGAGTTCCGTTGCGTGTACCGCGTAGGTTCTTCTCGATGTCACCGAAAATCTTGTCCTCGACCTTGAGGCAAAGGCTAAGAAGTTCGACGAAGGCGCGAGCAAACATGGCGTGCGCAGTCTTGATTTGAGTATCGAACCCACCCATGAGAGCCTGAACACCACGACCCGTGACGATGGAAGCATCAATGTTTCCGGTACGAGACTCTGGGTAGCGACTTCCTAGACGAAGTTCTCCCTCAAGGACTTGCTGCTGAGCAAAAGCGCCATTTGGTATCTCAATAGCGACTCGACGAACAGCGCCAGGGTTTTCTGTGGGGATGATTGCATCTGGTCCAAGGGCTAACTCATTTACATCTCGAGGGACAACGATAGGAGCCTGGACTGCTTTGGTAGCAGCCTCAAGTGACAAGAGCGCATAACGAGCCTTAGCGACCTGAATCGCAAGAACATCATCGAACTGCCCCCGTGCTTTTGAGTCAATAGATGGTCGCTGGACTACTCGAATCATACACTCGCCAAGAGGATTCTTGGCTCGGTCTATGACGAAGTTGTTGCGACTTGGGATGAAGAGAACATCTTG